AAAGCTTTTAACGATGCTTTTGAAAGAGCAAAAAAACTAACAGATCAAGCTTATGACAATTTCAATATTAAGTATGGAAATAATATTAATTATCGCGTCAATATTTCAGATGTTTTAACAGACGGACTTGAAGAAGGGACACTTCCATCAATTACAAGATTTGCAAATAAATTTGGCATTCCTCCTAATATTGCTAGAGCAATTGAAAAAGATTCTGCTATGGATACTTTAGACATTGCGTTAAGAGGTAAGACACCTAACGAACAATATAAAATTATTGTTGATGAAATAGATAACAGAGCAATCGATCAAGGGATATTAGGAAAAGACCTTGAAGAATACAGAAACAGTATGCTTAGTTCTGTTATTACAGACCCTGTTACCAATGCAGCAAGAACTTTAGAGGAACAAATAGATTTACTAAAAAGACAATTAGCTGCTGATCCTAATGCTGGTAAAACTATTTCTGTTAAAAGTTACACCGACTTAATGAAAGCTATGAATAAAAATTTAGCAGCAGCTTATAAAAGTGGTGTGTCGTCTGGTAATTTTACAGCATATAATGCTATTTATCAAAGAAAAGAAAAATTACTTGATGCGTTTGAAAATTCTTTTGAAGTTGGTGATGATGTTTATGACGATATTAAAATACCTTCAGAAGTTTTTAAAAGGGTTCAACTTCCTTTTAGAGAAAAAGGTAGTCCTCTTCGGTCTATGAAATTACAGGAAGATGGTCTAACTCAAACTAGAATGGATGCACATGAGTATTTTAGTTTATTTTTCAGCGGAGCGCCATTTAAAAATGCTGCTAACTTTAGACAAGCTTTCTTTGATGAAGCTACAGGAACGTATGACCAAGCAGCGATTGACTCCTTAAAAAGAGCAATTGGTTCTAGATTGATGGGTGGAAAAGATAAGTCTAAAAGAACAGCAGGAATGGGTGATATAGAATTAGCTGAAACTTATAAAGATATAGAAGAAATGGCTACTCACTTAGACGTTGATTCTCTTGAAAGAACCGTACTACAGCCTTTTAAAAAGATATTTGAAGAAGCAGGAGAGACAGAGTTTATCAGTTATCTTGATGATTTTGTTAAGCATTTTAAATCTCCCGCTCGTTTTTCAGCAGAACTTGAAGACAGAACTGTACAAGGTATTGGAAGAGCTTTAGATAAATTAAAAGACGAACTAGGGGCTAGATTAAAAAATAGTATTGCTGGTGAATTTACTGGTCCTGTAGAGCTACCAAGTTCTTTTTTCGGAAAAATGGAGGGCGGTAGAAAAATTAGAAGTATGAAAGACATATCTGACCTGTTATTAGGAATGGACAATGGTGGCTTATCATTATTTCAAATGCGAGGTGGAGCAACCCAATTTTTCAGAGAAAATTTATTTGATACAAATTCTAGAGCTAACGAACTCTTAGCAAAAAAGAGAAAAGGAACTCTTGGCGTAAGTGATAGATTTGGTGAAGCTGCTAACGCTCAAGAATTAAGATACATAGAATTTCTAGATGAAGGTAAGTTTAATTTTATATTAGAAAAAATGTTAAAAGATGGAGGCTACGATCCGAATGCTCCTTTTGTAGAAATTCTACTAAAAGAAATAGAAAAAGGTTCAGGTCAAAAAGCTGCTGATGAGGTCAGAGAAACGTTAAAAACTTTCTTTGTAGATGAATGGATGAGACGAGCTTTTCCTCCAGTTGAAAAAGTTTTTAAAGCTCGTCATAAAATACCTCAAGTGCAAAAATTATTTCTTGGAGAGGTGGTTAAAGAAGGACTAGCAGAAAATGTTGATGATGCTATTCGTAAAATTAATTTTGGTGATGGCACACTAGAATCTAGAATGAGACAGCTTGATCCTAACTACACCAGAGCAGATTACGAAGAGTACACTTTTAATATGGGCTACAATCTAGACATGATTGGGGCAGGACTCTTTTTGAAAGATAATGCAAGAGCATTTAAATCTATCTTTGGGGAAGAGCAATTTAAAGTGTTTGAAAATTATGTTGAAGTTTTAAATATAGCAGGACAACAAATAGAAAAAGCTGATATACACTCTATTCCTAGAGGTTATACTACAGCCATGTTGCTTGGTCGTGTTTATAATATGTTAAAGGGAGTTGTATCTCCACGATACATTCTTGGTGAAAAACTTATAATGGATTACAGATTGAACCAAGCTAATCTACTGAGAGAAGTCCTGACAGACCCTGAAACTTCAAAAGCTGTAATAAATATTTTTAGAAACGACGCAGCTTTCGATAAAAAAGGAATACGAAAAGCTGCAAAAGCTATTACTTTACACGCTGCTTCTCTCGGTATCAAAACAAAGAATATGACTGAATATGCAAAAGACCTTGAAAGAATTGCTATTGAAGTTAGACAACGAACTCCCGGCGATATAATGACTGATCCTGACGCACAAAGAGAGGCAGAGGAACGTTTTACAGAGGAAGGATCGTTAGTAACTTCTACTCCGTTAAGTAGGACGCTAGGAATAGATATTACACCTTCTGCTCCTAGAGAAAGGTTAGAATCGTTAAGTAATAGACTATAAAGGAGGTAAAACATAAATGCTTGATATGTTATCTACACATTGGCATCAGATAATGTTTATCGGTTTTTTAATTGTGTGGGCGACAAGAAGCAGAGAACAAATCTCAGAGCTACAAAAGGACGTTTGCACTCTTAGAAAAGAATTAGATAAAAATATCGATTGGACACAAAATCAACAAGAAAGACTTGTGCAACTTAGGGCAGAACAAGACGTAGCAAACAAGCAGATAACAAGTCTGTGGGATTTATACAACAAGATGAGAGAGAAGGTACACTGAATATGTATGAAAGCTTTGATGTAGATGGTGACGGCAGCGTGACTGTCGAAGAAATACAAGCCATATCTAACGTAGAGAAAACAGACTCTCAACGTAGAATGGCTTGGACAGCTATGATTGTAATGATTGTGTTTACTGCGCTTTTATTTCTACCGATCTTTCCAGACGGTCGTATCAAAGCTCTAGCCGATCTCTTTGGATTATTCTATGTAGGCATGGCAAGCGTAGTCGGTGCGTATATGGGCATGTCTGCTTGGATGAGTAAGAAAAAATGATATCACTTATAGGAACGCTTATTGGTTTTGGTACATCAATTGTGCCTGAAGTTTTAGGGTACTTCAAACAAAAACAAGCAAACGAGCAAGAGCTACGAATGCTTGAGGCAAAAGCGAAGTACGCTTCACAACTTTCAGAATTACGTGTTAAGGAACTTGACGCAGAAGCTGAAATACAAGAAACAAAGAGTATTTACGAACATGATAGAAATATCGACTCTGGTCCTTTTATCAACAGTCTTCGGGGTTCTGTGCGCCCTGTCATTACTTATCTGTTCTTTATAATGTTTGCAGCAGTCAAAGGTACGTTAATCTATGCCATGATTGCTACACAAAATCTTGACTGGACGATTGCAATACAGATGGCATGGGACAACGAGACAGCAGCTATCTTTAGTGCTATCATAGCCTTCTGGTTTGGCAATCGTGCAATGGGTAAAGCTAGAGCGCATATCTATTCAGACAAACCTAATTCATCAATCGCATCTAAATAATCGTTGGTGATAATATCTAAGTCTTTCATATAATTTTTTAGAGTGGATAAATAAACGTAGTCTGGATATTCTTTTTCAAACAAATCTACAAGGTCTGTAACGGGAACATTGTTGTACGAAATAGCAATGTTCCCGTCTTCTCTTAGAGCCACGTTGACTTGAGAGATTACAGACTGCTTCATGCGCCGATGTCCACGATCTCACAGACGCCGCCCGTACAGGCTAGCTCCTGCGATCCGCTGGTCGTATCGCCTCGCTCAAACATCTGTAGCTCTGTCCAGTCAATGTCCGGTGGCATGGCCTCTAGAGCCTTCTCATAGGCTCCCTGATCGATGTCCTGATAGGGGGCTTGCTTGTACGAGTGATCTGAGAAGGGCAGAAAGGAGATGCCTGAGAGGGCATCGAAGTTGTTCCAACACCATGCGCCTACATCCAGCCACTCATGCTCTTTAACTGAGATCGTAACAGACGGTTTGTGTTCACAATAGTTATCTGCAATCTTATGCCATAGTTCTAGCTGTTCGATAGCAGACATATCGTGACGACACACTGCACCATCTGGGCTTTTCATAGGAAATGAAAACACCGTAACACTCTCGGGTGCCGTAAAGTCTGGCTCATTTGGTATCTGTTTATCTTTCATAAACATCGTAAGAGGGTCTTTGTTATCGCCACGTACCGTACGAATGTAGTACGGATTGTGTCTAGCATGAATACCTGACGCAGCATCTACAAGTTGTGACACTGTGCCTGACGGCTTAACACACGTAACAGCGGCACTTTGATTGATACCAATCTCTTCGCAAAGCTTCTTGTTGGTCTTTACAGCTACGTTGCGTAGCTCTTGCAGCGTACCCTCACTAGCCTCGTAGATAGCGGGACAGTCCATAATACCTGTAAGAGACACGCCTAACAGACGTTCTTCTTCTGTTGTGTCCTTCCAACGTTTACGAAGATAATTAAAATTGGTTAACGTAGCTTGAAACGTACCAAGAATAGTAGCAAGGCGAACCTTTTCACGTAACGTATCTAGTGTATCATCTGCACGGCAGATCACCTCTGACAGATTACAGAACTGATACGGACGCAGTATAATCTCACAACATGGGTTCGTACCAAAGTCTATGTTACCATCACGCCGCCCATTTGAGGCGGCTTTTTGCTGTGCGGATACACGATTAAAGATGCCACGCTCACCGCTTTTGCTTTCATACAAAGAAAGCCACTCTTTCATAAAAATACCAATATCCGGTTTCTCTGTGTAGCATACAGAGTTGTTGGCAAGCGCACGTTGCTGATTGTCTACCCACCACTCACCGCTCTTTGCCATACGCATACGGTCATCGTTTAGGTTAGACAAAGATATAAGAGCGGACCTACGAACGCCACCTACGACAACCACCTGTCCTATCTTACACATGATATCGTGGCACTCAATAGAAGTCAGCTTACGCCCTTGTGCTTTACAGAATGTTTGAATAACAAAATCAAACAACTCTTCAAGAGGCTCTGGTCCAGAGGCGCGACCGCCAAATGTTTTAAGACGCTCACCAGCGGGGCGTACCTTTGATGTGTCTATTTTAGGAATACGGTTTGTATACAGTAAGGAGATAAGATCACGTAACGCTCTTGCCCAGCCTTCTTTGGAGTCAGCTACGGATATAGCATCCTCTGTGTGTTCAAAATCTACATCTGGAATAGTAGGAAGTTTTTCTGTGTATTGATCCTCTACACTGAACCCTACGCCTGTGCCATTCATAAGAATATACAAAGCTTCATCAAAGGATCGTGGAGAGTCAATAGGAAGATACGAGCAGTTGTATCCTGCAACGTGTTCACGCTTCAATGCAGGACCAGCAGTCATCAAAGCTCTCATGGAACCCAATACTTTTAGATTAAGCATAGAGTCACGTAGCTCTGTATATGTTTTATTTGTAATATCGTAATTGTAGTTATCGGTTAGATGTTCTTTTATAAACATCATAAAACGATCTACAGTTTCTTCCCAAGTCTCTCGACGTTGTTCGTCATCAAGCCAACGTGAATATCGAGACATATGTATAAATGCCTGATAGTTGGTTGGCAGCGTTACTTCATTAGATGCCATCTTCTACTTCTCCAATTAGTTTATCAAGATACCACCGTGCTTTCTTTAAATCAACATCAGGGCAACCTTTATGTTTATAACGAATAAGATACTTTAAAATATTACCTTTGAGATAACCTTTAAACTCTTCTGCTGTCATAGAGGCGCATATGATATCAATCGCCTCTAAAGAGTTGGTATTGTAATGTTGTGGATGATTAATTTGGTCGTCCATTTGGCTTTTTCTTATGCTCCATAAAGTTTACAATGTTATCAGTATCAGAATTTTCCTCTAGATCATCATAGTAGTTTTTCATAATCATGTCAACGCCTTCATCGAACACGTACATGGGAGAGCTTGCCATGATAGAGAACAGACCGTTAGCTACGACAAAGGACGTAGACTTGTTTCCTATATCAGCGTCAGCAGTGTCATCACTGTCTGTTGTGTCAAATATCATTACTTTAAAGAAACCGTGCTTTTCAAAATCTTCTTGTGTCGCTGAGTCTTCAAGAATAATATATACTCTACCCTTTTTTAAGTTTTTAGTTTCTTCTTCGAACTCGCTTTGATCCATTCTTTAGGTATCCTTTCTTTTGCAAATTGAAACCCATGTTGTTCGCACCAAGAAGCGTATGTCGTAGAAGACTTTCTATTTATCTTAGTAAACGGGTTCATAAAAACAAAACGTATATCAATGTCAGGATGTTGTTCCTTAATTAACAGGTGTTTTACCCTATCAGAAACATTAAAAAATCCTTTTGTCTCAACAAATAAATCAAACTCAGGCATATAGAAATCAGGAGTATAAGTCTTAATTTTAGGTTGGTAGGGAAATTTATGTTTTTCATAATCAAACACTATTCTACGTTGTTTTAAATCAGAAGCAAACCGTCTTTCAAACCTTGATTTGTATTTGTATTCCGGTGTGTCACTCATGTTCCGTATATCCTTAAACAATCTGCAAGACTTTTTCTAAAATATTTATAAGATCGTGGACAAAACTCTAATAATTTATCTTCTCTGCATTCATCCAAATCTGACTTCACTATAACGACTACTTTATTTTCACGCAACAAGTTTTCCACAGAACCTATATCTTCTTTTACTTTTATTCTGTTGACATCAAACTCATCGTCTGTCCAATAGGCTCCCCGCTCGTCGCCGGGAGCCTTTTTCATACGCAGTCCTATACCTCTTTTGTGTCTGGACAGAAAGACTGCGCCCTGACTTACTGGTTGTCTTTTATCATTATCTAGAAAGACATAATGTACACCTTTGTTGATGTCTACGTCTTGTGTAGATAATATCTGTTGCATTAACAACGGCATTAAACTAGCTCATTGTTGTGTGACATGACTTCGCGAAGGCGGTTTGTATCGCTATCGAAGAACAGCGTACTACACAGTCCTGTCATACCGCTAAAACGGTTCTTAATGACACGCACCTTTGTAGTGTTACGCTCTACAGGACAGTCAGCTTGTCCATTACGTTCTAAACC